TCCCTTGATGTGGAAGGCATGGAGGATGAAGTATTGAAAGGCTTCCCTTTTGATACTCATGCGGTGGCCCTATGGACTATTGAGCACAACTACGCTAAGGATAATGGGAAGCTGAAGCAGAGGATAAGGGATATAATGTTGTCAAATGGTTATGTTGTCGTAGTGGATAATGTCTATTGCGGGATCGATCCCTTTGAGGACTGGTGGGTGAATGAAGAATTGGTGAAAGGCCAATAAATATGGGAAGATATGGCAAGGACAATTACAACATTTAAGAAAGGTGAGGGGGGCAAGAAAAAAGGCTCTCTCAATCGTACAACAAGAGAAACAAAGGAGATTCTTGTTAATGCTCTGGGCGGTCATATTGACAATATCAATGAAGCCTTGAATGAGCTGAAGGAAAAGGATATTAAGGCATATCTTGACATCATTACAAGATTACTGGTCTATATATTACCCAAGCAGAGTGAAACAGATTTGAAGGGTAACTTACCCTTTAAGGTAGTATTTGATGGAGATAGCAGGAAAGATAATACTGAAACAGCCTCACGGGAAGCAATCTGATTTCATATATTCCGAAGCCAAGCGTAAGATCATCCGTGCAGGAAGAAGGGGAGGGAAGACTTATGGCATGGCTATCTATGCAGTCCTTAAATTCCTTGACCATAGGAGAGTGTTATATGGAGCACCAACTCAGGAGCAGGTTGACCGCTTCTGGCATCTGTGCTGTGACTTTCTTAGGGAGCCGATAGAGCAGGGATATGTCTATAAGAATGAAACACGTCATATACTTGAGGTTCCGGGTACAGAGCAGAGGAGAAGGGCCAAAACCTGCTGGAATGCAGATACCCTTAGAGGAGATTACGCTGACGAGCTTATCCTTGACGAGTTTCAGCTTATGAATGAAGATACATGGGAGGTGGTAGGAGCACCCATGCTTCTTGACAACAACGGCAATGCAATATTCATTTATACACCTCCTTCCCTTCAGTCAAGGTCAGTGACGAAAGCCAATGACCCACAACACGCAGCGAAGCTGTTCAAGAAAGCATCAGCAGATTCTTCAGGCAGGTGGCAGACATTCCACTTCTCCACTTATGATAATCCCTACATTGAGAAAGCAGCCATTGATGATCTTGCAAGTGATATGAGTTCTATCTCTTACCGCATGGAGATCATGGCAGAGGACATTGACGAGGTCCCTGGGGCACTGTGGAAAAGATCCACTATTGAACGCTTCAGGGTAAGGGAAGCACCGGAGCTGGTAAGGATAGTGGTAGGGGTGGACCCATCGGGTTCGGATAAGACAACATCTGATGAGGCTGGTATTGTCATCTGTGGTATTGACTCTGAGGGTCATGGCTACGTATTGGAAGATGATACAGGATTATATTCCCCGAACCAGTGGGCATACAAGGCCATACAGAAATATAACGAGTGGAACGCTGACAGAATTGTTGCCGAGGTCAACTACGGAGGGGATATGGTTGAGACGATAATACGCAATATAGACAGGAATGTAAGCTATAAGTCTGTCACCGCCTCCCGTGGAAAGTACCTCAGAGCCGAGCCTATCGCTGCACTATACGAAAGGGGTAAGATTCATCATGTGGGTCGCTACGATAAACTTGAGGATGAGCAATGTCTGTGGCTTCCGGGCGACAAGTCCCCCAACCGCATGGATGCTCTGGTATGGTGCTTCACGGATCTTATGACAAAAGACAAGCCCTCCTTTGTGCTGAAATAGTTGATAAGTATGTTGGTATGTTATCCTTATTTAGTCTAAATAAGAATAGCATTTGAAGTAATTTTGCTATGTGAAGGCAAAATACGTATTTTCATGGGGTTGATAGATCGGCTTTTAATAAAGAGGTTGGATAAGCTGCTGAAGGAAAGATCTGTCGGGAGCCAGGTCTATGGTGAGCTGCTGAAGAATGTTCAGAACAGGCCAGTTTATTTCACTGACAATATTGATTCTTATGTTAAGGAGGGTTATCTGTATAATCCTCTTGTGTATTCCATAGTGTCGTTTATTGCTCAGAAGGCTTCATCTATTCCGTGGGGGGTATATGAGGTAAAGAGCGATAAGGCACTTCAGCTTTATAAGTCAGCGAACAGGTATGATTTCAGTAAGAGGGTCATCAAGACCAAAGCTCTCATTGAGATAAAGGACCATGAGTTATCACAGCTCTTCATCACACCTAATAATCTTCAGGGGTGGGCGGAGTTCTGTGAGCAGGTTATGGGCTTTAAGCTGGTGACGGGCAACTCTTATATACAATGTATGTCTCCTACGAGCGGACTAAACAAGGGTCTGGTGAGGGAGCTATGGCATATACCCACGCAGATAATTCATCCGGTAGCTGGTGACAGGACAACGCCAGTAAAGGGCTATCAGTACTTGCAGGAGAGGGATCTTATCCCTGTGGATCAGATCATCCACCTCAAATACTGGACTCCGGAGTACTGGAACGGGGCTTTTCTTCTTGGCCTCAGTCCTATCAGGGCAGCTAAGAGGATTGTCACAAAGAGTAATTCATCTTATGATTCTTTTGTCAGCTCTTTCCAAAATATGGGAGCTTATGGCATCATCTCGGGTGACAGCAAGACCGATGACCAGATGCTAACAGAGGAGCAGGCTGAGAAGATAGAGGAGCGGTTCCGCAGGAAGACAGGGCCAAAGAACTGGGGCAAGCCTATCATCACAAGTGCAGCCCTCAAGTGGCAGCAGATGGGGATGAGTCCTGTGGATCTTAATATCATCGAGAGTGACAAGATGGATCTGAGAAGTCTTTGCAGTGTCTATCACGTACCCTCAGAGCTGTTCAATGATGCGTCCAACAAGACCTACTCCAACACGAAAGAGGCGGGATCAGCAGTATATACTAACGCTGTACTTCCGGCCCTTAATCAGCTCAGGGATGCTTTCAACCTGTTTATCAATCCGAGGTATGAAGGTAAGGTATATGTTGACTATGATGCCTCAATGATCTCTGAATTACAGGATGATCTTAACTATATGACACGGGCCCTCTCAGGTGCCTGGTGGCTCACACCCAATGAGCGGAGGGACATGATGAACTTCGGCATGGATGAGAAGAATACTCTTATGGATGAGTACTGGCTTCCCGTGGGGCTTAGTCCTATCACCGGGGCAGGGATAGATGATGAGGCTATTGAGGAGGCAGCAAAGAGATTAGGGATAAATGATTACAAGCAGTAAGATATTGACAGCTATTATGCTGATGGTTAAAAGTCCTTTCGACAGCCGGAGCTACCGTGCAAGGTATTGGCGGAGTGTTCAGCAGAGAAGGGATGCTTATGAGCGGAAGTTCCGCATACAGATAAGGGCCACGCTGAATAAGATATATAAAGACCTTGCCGGAAGGATTGACGTGACGAACTATCGTAATGAGGAGCTTGTAAATATCATATCACAGGAGCCTATTGAGAAGATGCTTATTGAGCTGTATAAGGTTGTGGGCAGTGATTTCGCAAGGGAGCAGGTAAAGCAGATAAAAGCATCACACGAGGGATTAGAAACAAAGAGTGAAGCAGACTGGGAGGCTTATCTGGAAGATTACGTCAAGACAAAGGCGGGACTGAGGATAACTTCCATAACAGGAGAGACAAGAAGACAACTGTTGAAAATATTAAGGGATGTGCTTGAAGAAAGCATAGCCGAGGGGCTGGGAGCAGATGAAACAGCGAGGTTGCTCCAAAAGGAGGTTATCCGCAGGGGCATAGAATTAAATCGCTGGAGAAGTCTAAGGATTGCAAGAACAGAGATCATGACAGCCAGCAATCAGGGGGCTTACGTAGGTGCGGAGTCAATGAACCTGCCGATGCAGAAGTTTTGGATAGCCACGTATGACAACCGGACCCGGGATACCCATAAGATAATAGAACCGCAGAACCCGAAGGAGATGACTGAGAAGTTCTCAGTGGGGGCTTATATGATGGATTACCCCGGCGATCCGGCAGGGGGTCCAGAGGAAATAATAAACTGTCGATGTGCTATTGCATTCAGGGTGAAAAAATTTTAAGGAATTTAAGACAATGGAATACTATTTAACGAAAGATGTAGGGGAAGCGGTCAAGGATGTTGACTCAGTGAAGGGGATAGTGACGGGTTACTTTTCCATATTCGGGAACAAGGACTCTGACGGGGATATAGTTCTTCCGGGAGCTTATAGAAAGACACTAAAAGAGAATGGTCCCGGCAGTGACAAGCCGAGGATACTACATCTTTTTCAGCATGATCCTTATAAGCCTCTGGCAAAGCCTTATGTTCTAAAAGAGGACAAGACAGGATTATATTTTGAGAGTAAGATATCAGATACAGCACTGGGGAAGGATGTTCTTCAGCTCTATCTGGATAAGGTTCTTACAGAACACTCAATAGGCTATCAGGTCGTTAAACGTGAGGTGGATGAGAAAGAGGAGACGCAGAAGCTCATAGAGCTGAAGCTGTGGGAAGGCTCCACGGTAAGCTGGGGGGCGAACATGGATGCTGTGGTTTCAACAGTAAAAAATGAAGGGAAGAATAGTAAATCATGGGATATACTGATACAGAAATTAGATGCCTTGCATTCTGCCGTAAAAGGTAATTACACAGATGACACGGCAAGGCTCTTAGAGATACAATTCAATCAGCTCAAGCAGACAGTTTTTTCACTTTTGACAAAGGAGCCGGAAGTTGCCACTCCCGAGGTTAAAGAGCCGATTACAGCAGAGGGGCTGATGAGCAAATTATTAACAAGAATACATTTATAAATTCTGGAAGAATGGACGAAAAAGAATTAAAGAAACTGGAAGATCAGCTTGCAGGTCTTGGCGATGCCATTGACAAGAAGTTGAAGGAGCAGGGGGAGAAATACATCAATGCCTCAAAAGAGGTAAAAGAAGCTATCAAGGCAGAGATTGAACCCCAGCTGAAGGAATATTCCAAGCTCAGTGAGAAGGTCCTTGCGATGCAGGGACAGCTCGATGATCTGGATGTTAAATTACAGAAGATGCCTTTTGGCTCGAAAGAGGCAAAGAAGAACTTCAAGGATGCCACAAGAGATGTGCTTCAGAAGCTGAAAGAAGAAGGAGGCGGATCACTCAGGGAATGGTATAACAAGAACAAGCACTTCGGAGAGATAGAGCTGAAGGTTGACGACATGACACAGGCTAACTCTTTCGGGGGTACATCCGTGGTTCCGGGTGATCATTATCCTACTATCATCTTTGACCCGGACCGCACACAGAGGGTCAGGGATCTTATAGCCCCGGGAACGACATCATCTAATGTTGTCGAGTATGTGAGGGAAGAGGCTTTTGATGACAACACGGATATCACTGACGAAGGTAAAGAGTTCAAACAGAGCGACTTCGACCTGAAACTTTATACTGCTACGGTCCGTAAGATCACGGCTTATGTCATTGTGTCCGAAGAGATGCTTGACGATGTTGAGGGTCTTAATTCATATATCAGCTCAAGGCTTCCGAGCAAGCTGAAACTGAAGGAAGACTATCAGCTTCTTTACGGTGATGGTACAGGCACTAACCTTTCTGGTTTGACTGCCAACGCCACTGCTTATGTGGACGCACTCGCTGATACTGATGTAACAAGGATTGATATTCTTGTTGATGCCTTCCGTCAGGTTGCCGATGATGAGTACAGGGCTACCTTCGCACTTATACACCCGACAGATGCCACGCTGATAAAGCTGACGAAAGATGACAACGGCAACTATATCCACCCGTGGATATTCATGCCTAACGGTCAGATAACACTTGACGGTGTACCTGTTATCGTCTCCACAGCTATCACGGCAGGGGACTTCCTTGTTGGTGACGGCAAGCTGGGAGCACAGGTCTTTGACCGCAAGCAGATGAGCCTTGAGATTACCGACAAGAATGAGGATAACTTCATCAGGGGTATGGTCACGGTGAGGATTCAGGAAAGGATCACTGTTGCTGTTTACAGGCCAAAAGCCTTCATTTACGGTACATTCTCAGCAGCACTGGCACAGGGTAGTGGTTCTTGATGCTAACATAGTGGTAATCGGTCTGAAGGCCCGGAAAGACAGATGGCAGAGATGCCGGAAGATCTTTGAGGATAATGGTATTGAGAAAGTGTACCATTATGGTACTGTTCAGAACTACGATGATCCGTATATGGGTTATATGACCGATTTCCTTAAAATGTTAAGGATG